TTTTTGCTTTTAAATCTGCTATTGCAGTCAAAGCTTGCGCTGATTTTATAGGGGCGATAGCGTTTTCTAAATTTGCATAAGTAGAGCCTCCAATAAAAGCTCCGTAAATTGGACTTTGTTTTTGAAGGGCCATGCTTTTTTCAGGAGATAAACTAAAGACGCTGGTAGAATCGTCTATAACGGTTTTAACAGCTAAACGAACAGCTGCTGCTTGTTCTATTAAAGCGTTTCTTTTTATAACAAGGTCTTGAGTGTACTGTTCCTTTTTTTGACGCTCTACCTCTTTTTCTTGTGCAACAACAGCCTCGCTTTTTGCAGGAGTTCTATTTATAACCGCTCCAACAGTAGCAGGATTGGTAGAAATTGTCACAAACTCATCTCCAACTTTTTCAATCTTAGGTGTATATATTTTTTCTTCTTTTGGAGGAGCGCCTAAAATATCAATACCTTTCTTTAAAGCATCTGGATTTCCTCGCCTAATCGCCATAGCAAGCTGTGGGTGTGTAATCTCTAGTCCTTGAGCAATTGCTTCTGCCTGTTCTGTTTTTTTATCTTGTTTTTGTGCTTGTTGTTGCAACTCCGCAGCCTTAGCAGGATCAGCAATGCCCAACAACTTAATAAACTTTTGTTGATATTCTGGATCGTTTCTATCAAGTTTAACCAACTCAGTCTTAGCCATGTCTACAGGGTTTTGCTGTGACGGCATACCAAACAAACCTTCACCAGCACGTTGCATTCCTTGCACCTGCTGTGCTCCAAAAGCCATGCGCTGCTGTCCTGCCGTGGGCAAAGAGAAAGGGTCTATTTGTTGGTTCTGTCCACTGATGCCTGTGAGCAAACCTGCGTAATCAATATTAGCCATTATTGACCTCCTCCAAAATTATCTGCAAACGGATCACCAATGTCTCCATAGTCTCCTTGCCCTTGTGTTTGTGAGCCTAGCCAGCTATTCAAAATGCTGCCCAATAAACCACCAGAAGCTGAAGGATTGTCTTTGCCAATAGCTGCATAAATCTGAGCAATCTTAGCTTGATCAAGAGGACTTGTTTGTTGACCTAATAATAAATTCATTAGTCCTTGTTGCTGTTGTAGCTGCAAACGGTTGCCTAAGTCTTGTCCTTGAATATATCCTTCAATACCTCTACCAGACATCTGAGCACCAAGCTCTGCGCCAGTACGCTGTCCAGCGGCTGTGTAGCCAGCAGGGATTTGACTTGCTTCCAGCAGCGACAGTGCTTGCTGCTGTGGTTGATAACCAGCGCCTAATAAGCCTGTAGCGCCTGCTAGAGCCTGCTGTTGTTCTGCCATAGCCTGCTGACGAGCACCTAGACTAGCATTCGCCATAGCCTCTTGACGTGCCTTCTCATACGCAAACTGCTCTGGTGAGCCACCGTACTGAGCAGTCTGTAGACCACCACGACCACTAGCAAACAAGTTCTCCTGCATTGCCAAACGCTGACGTTCTTCCTCTGGCATCTGCGTAGCTCTGATCTGCTCATAGATAGCTGCTTGTTGTGCGGCAGGGTCTTGACCAACTTGACCAAACAAGTTCTGAGCCTGTCCCATCAATTGATTCTGAAACGCTTGTTGCTGAGGAGAAAGATTAACACCAAAGCCACCTTGAGCAGTAGTGCCTACGTTAGCTAAACCACTTGTAACAGTGTATGGTTTAAATGTAGAGTAATCTCTGGCTTGCTGCCCCGCTTGCTCAGACAGCATTCTGGCTTGTTCTCCAGAGGCTTGAGCACCCTTAATGTTTTCTTGACTTAGATAATAACTACCAAGACCACCGAGAGCACCTGTAATAGTATCTTGATTGCCTGTTAAAAAATCCATAAAACCTGCCATTAGAATGTACCTCCAGTAATAGTACCAGCCGTTAGTGTACCTGAGACATTGACGGTGACGGCTGTCATTGTTCCTGTAAAGGTAGGATCAGCTTTGTTAGATTTAGAATTGACAGCAGTAGCAATGTTGTCAAACTCAGTGTTGATTTCAGTACCCTTAACAATCTTAGCGGGATCGCCAGAACTGAGGGAGTCCTTAGTTGCAAAGTTAGTTGTCTTAGTATAATTAGACATTAGATAAGTCTCCCTAGTAGAGCGTGTATGTCGATCTTTTGAATTGAGAAAGCAGAGTTGTTAATCTGAGCTTCGATACCTACTGTTACAACAGAGCCGTTACCACTAGCGTTTACTTTTGGTGTGTTAATAACAACAGCAGCAGAATACTCAGCAGTTGTGTTATACTCGCTAATGCCATACTCAGCTAAATTAGTAGAACCAAAAATAAAAGGTTGCTTTGTATAATCAGATGTGTAATCATAGCCCCAGTTGAGCGTTGTAGGCGTAGACTGTCCACCAATAATGGTTAAGTTAAACTTCTTCAAAAACTTCAAGTTAGCGGGGCTTTGGAAGTCAAGTGGGTTACTGAAATAACGCAGCTGATACTGTTCTGTATCGTCTAAGTAACCACCATATTCTACAATGCCGTCAGACACTCCCATGTGAATAGTACCATCGTCACAACGAGCAAAGACGTTAATACCCATCCCAGACCATGTTGTAACCCTATGTGAATCATTCTCTAGCGGGACACGCATGTCAAAACAATATATTATACCACTATCAGGAAAAGAAAGCAAGTAAAAAGCTTCTTCTTGGCTGTATAAAGATTTGATAGGGTTGTTCTGCTGTTGAATCAAACTAACCAAGTCATTACGAACATTCTTGCTGATGTCTCTCATTGGCAAAGACTTCTCTTGAATAGTCCTTCCCAGCGTACGCACACCTGTGTTAGATAAAAATATAAGGTCTGTCCCAGTGTGCTGTACAGAATCACGAGCAACACAACCAACGCCTGCTACGGTGTCTGCAAGCGTCATAGTGCTTGGAGACTTAGCACCGCTATAGGTAAGTATAGACTTCTTACCAAAGATGATTAGAAAGCCATTGTGAGCCGCTAGTGCCACTATCTCGTCAAAGCCTTCTGGCCATACGTTAGTTAAGTCTAAGCTGCCTGAAGAGCCTCCTGTCCAATGTGAACCATCTAGTAAATCACTCCAGTAAACAGTGTGCTTGTTACCTACTACATCAGCTACCCACAAGCGCCCAAAAGCGGCTAGAGCTTCGTGGCCTTGCGGCATAGTGCCTGTGCTATGCTCGTGTGTGCTTATACGCTCTAGTGTAAACGGAGCAGCTTCATTAGTGCCTATCAACGGCTCGTGTCCACTCTGTACCATATATACATGGTTAGCTAGTGTAACGCACTTCCAATTGTTTGCTGTTGCTATATAACCTGCTGGCGTGTAATCAACCAACGTAGTATCACCAACAAATACTTTTAAATTACCTGCTGATAGCAACCTTCTATCGCCACTATAGTCAATGAACTGATGCAGCGTTTCTATTCCTCTGCTGCTGCCCAGCAAAGAAGCTCCGTTGGTTGTTGAGTACTGATAGCCCTTACGCGCTCCTACACGACCTAGCTGATCAATAACACAGTTGTCAGCTACAGCGGCGAACGAAGGGTCTAAACCAATAGGAGAGTCTTGGGTGTTTAAACCAAAAAAACCCGGAGCAGAGATTGTAATGTTCTGTAATTGTTGAGCCATTATACAGTCGTCCAGATAGTCTCTTCAGGGTGTCTAGCAGCGTCTAGTGCAATAGCGTCTGACAAGGTACGATCAGCTAAAGCAAACAACTCTGCTGCGCTTGTTCCACCAGTCTCACCACGTTCTCTAGCGCCTAACGCTGTTGCTATCTGAATAACTGGTGACGAAGGTATTGACATTGTGTCAGTGTTTTCTGTCATGTCTGCGTTACGCAGTACCACGTTAAAGCGTAGCTGATAAGCACCGTCAGGGGCTGGGTAGAGGTCTACACCGCTATCGCCATTACTATCAATACCGTTCCAGCTATAGTACTTAGGAGCTGCGTAGGGTATGTTAGCTTGGACGAGGAAGGCATTGTTCATCCACGTTGACGGACGATACTCCATAAACCAGTTAGAAGAGTCGTTAATAACGTCTAACACTTTAATACGATCTTGTGAGTCAACTAACGTGTAGTTATAAACATTAGCTACTGTAGACACTGTTAGAGTTGTACGTAGCGCTGTCCAGTCCCAAGCATCTTCTACGGTTCGTTTAGCATCGTTGACAAACTCCCCAATAAGTTTTGAATAGTTATTTTGATTAACAGAGTCTACTTCGTTCTCACGGAGTCTGCGTAACACGCTGTTTACTAACTGTAGATATGTCA